GGGCCAGGTGAGCCAGAGCCAGCGGGACACTGTTTCCGCCTGGGCCAAGAAAGCATTGACTGCCATCAACGAGGCCTACGCCGGCGGCGGACTGCAGGGTGCTTTTGGGGCTGTGTCCGGCATCCTGGGCAGCGGCATCAAAAACGGTGCCGGAGCCACCATCCAGGGCATTGGTGAGATTGCCAGCGGGCTGTCCGGCTCCGGCGGCATGGGCAAGCTGGTGGGTGCCGCCGTGTCCGGCATTGGCACCATCGGCAAGGCCGTGGCGGGCCTTGTGGGCAAGGTGGGCGGCCTGATTGCAGCCCACCCGGAGGTATTTGCCATCATCGCACTGGTGGCCGGCATTGCCGGGCTTGGGCTGTTCCTGTGGAAGAAGTATGGCCGCAAAGGCGGCTCTGCCGATGACGGCAGCACCTCCGACGAGACACCAGCCCTGCCGCACCCGGACAGCAGCGGCTACACCCAGAGCGACACGATCACCGCTGCCGAGCTCACCCGCCGCACGCAGGCCGCTTCCGCTGCAAACCAGCAAAGCATTTCCCGCACCCAGAACAGCACCGGTTCCAGTGCAGCGCAGCAGCTCACAGCCAGCTACACCGGCAGCCTGACGGCGGTGTTCAACGTGGACGGCAGAGAAATGGCCCGCACTACCGCGTCCTACATGGACGAGGAACTGGGCTTCCGGAGGTGATGAACCATGGAAGATTTTTATATCAACGACCACGGGGCAAGCGAGTTCGGGGCCCTGCTGCTGTCCAGCTGGTATGTCAGCGGCAGCACTCTCACCCAGAACTACCTCACCAGCTACACAGGCAGCCGGATCACCTTCTGTTCCACCCAGTACGGCCTGCGCTCCATCTCGCTGCCGGTGGACATCTACGGCGCAAGCCCTGCCGACGCAGCGGCCAAGCGCAGCGCCCTGACGGCGGCTTTTCTGGGCGGCACGGTGGAGCTGGCCCTGCCGGACGGCGGCACATACACGGCTCTGCTGCTGGACAGCGGCAAGGCACAGGAGCAGGACACCGACGGCTGCATCCTCAGCTGCACCTACACGCTGGCAGGCTACCGGCACGGGGCGCTGGAAACGCTGGTGCTTCCGGCGGATGTCCAGACCTTTTTTGCGGCGGGCACCGCCCAGCAGATGGAGTGCCGCATCACAGAGACGGTAACGGAGGCCGGCAGCCACACCGTGCACTACCCCAACGGCGGCAGCTGCGTGCTCAAAGATCTGCAGGCCGGTGACACCGTGTGCGTGGACGGCATCACCCGGCAGGTGCTGTGCAACGACCAGAACCTGTTCCAGGCCGTCACCGGCATTTCCGGCTGGCCAACCGTCCGGGCCGGAGAAAACAGCCTTGCCCACACCGGGCAGAGTTACGTCGAGTATTACCCCATTTTTGTGTAAAGGAGGCGTTGCCCGTGCTTGCCATCGTGGCCGCAGACGGTCACCACATCCCGCTGGACTGTGATGATTACTGCATCGTGCACAACTGGAACGGCTGGGAAGATGAGATCAAGTTCAGCCTGCCCCGGGGCCACCCTCAGGCCCGCCTGCTCACCGAGCGGGTGCGGCTGGTAGAAAAGACCGAAGATCAGACCTATGCACTGTCCAGCATCAATGTGGGCCGGAACTACACCGACTACGAGGCCGTGCTGGACCTGGACAGCCTGTGCACCACCCTGCTGAAGAACTGGAACAACTATGTGTCCACTGGCATTTGGAGCAAAGGCCCGCAGACCATGGCTGACACCCTCCGGCGGGCCATTTCCAACTTGTCAGGCTGGGAGCTGACTGCCCCGGACAAGGCCACCGAAAAGCTGGCAATTGAAAAGTTCACCGGCAGCCCGCTGGAACTGGCCCAGAAAGCCGTGGACGTGTGGAAGAATTACCCGCTCCGGTTCCTGGTACCGGGCACATCCACTGCCTGCCAGATGATCATCGTGGATCCCAGCACCCGCACCCCGCAGGGCACCTACTTTACCGATGAGCTGAACCTGACCGAACAGCCCTACTATAAAGGTAAGGCCGAGACCGGCGACAGCTACTATACCGCCCTTTTGCTGTACGGGAAGGGCGATATCAGTGTGGAGGCGCAGTGCCACGACTATGACAGCCGTGTCATCTGGCACAGCGAAACGGACAGCTCCATCTCGGACAAGTCCGCCCTGAAGATCAAAGCCGACGCCCTGGTCAAAGCAGCGGCGTTCCCCAAACGCTCCTACAGCTGTCAGGTTGCGGATCTGGCCCGGCTTGCCCCGGACAAGTACGCACACCTGTCCTTTGGCCTGTATGACAAAGTGGTGCTCATGGACCGTGACCGGCACACCAACACCACCGTGCAGGTGGCCCAGTATACCGTTTATCCCTACCATGCCGAGAAGAACGCCGTGCAGCTCAACAGCGTGGCGGGCACCATTTCTTCCGGCAGCAAATCCTATTCCGGCGACGTGATCGAGTACACCGACCCGGACACTTCGGAGGCATCGAATGCAGATCCTTAAAATGGACTTCCAGTCCCAGAGCGCGCCGCCCGTCGTCCCGGTGATGCAGTCGGACGCGCAGAGCCGCTTCATCGGCATTGCCCTCTACAACGGCGGAACTCCGTATGCTGCCCCGGACGGTGCGGTATACACTGTGCAGTATCGGGGCGAAGGAGCCAACAACTTTGGCTGGTATGACAAGATCCTCACCGCCAGCGGCAAGCACGCCGCCGTGACTGTGGACGCCGACAACGCCCACATCATCACACTGGAGCTGGCCGAGCAGGCCTTGCGCCGCCCCGGCGACGTACACGTCAACCTGTGTGTGATGGGCCCCGATACCGGCTACGAGCTGCGCACCTTTGACATCATTGTCCGGGTGGGCGGGGCCGCTTACCCGGATGATGTGGCCGTGCAGAGCTATTTCTTCGTCACCGGCGTCTCTTCGTCCTCCTGGCTGTCTTATGTGTCTACCTGCCTGGAGGCACAGCAGGCGGCGGAAAAGGCGGTGACGCTTGCGGAAAATTCTGCAACCACTGCCAAGAAGGCGGCAGCATCTGCCTCTGCGGATGCAAAAACCGCACAGGATAACGCCAGCTCCGCCAAGAAAGCTGCAGACCAGATCACGTTCATCGCTAACGGCTGCAAGGGCTACTACAGCACCGCTCAGGACCTGCGTGACGCTTACCCCACCGCGGACACAGGCTCCTGGGCGATCGTTGCGGAAAACAGCACCATCTGGGTGTGGAACCCCGCTACCTCGGCCTGGAAAGACGCGTCCGTCAATGTGGACTTTTCAGACTACTACAAAAAGTCCGAGGCGGACGCCAAGTTCCCCCGGGGTGCCGGGCGCCCGGCCGCCACAGCGGACGCCCTGGGCGGCGTAAAGGTAGGGGACTACCTGGACATCGCCCCGGACGGCACCCTCAGCGGCAAGACCCTCAACGACAAGATCGCTGCCGCCGTGGCGGTAAAGTCGGAGCCCCGGCTGGTGTGGAGCGGAAAAACAACGATTGGGATGAGAAAAACTCAGACAATTAACGTTCAGGACGGTGTAGATTACGTTAACCTCCGCATGAACGGTGGCGCAGACGAATTTGATTTTAATCTTACCCCTGGTATGTCATATAAAACTAGCAGTTTTGGCGCGGGAAGTCTCACGGTCACAGTATTATTTTCGGCCGACAAAAAAAGGCTTGAGTGTACCCTTACCAATACGCTGAATACTGTACCGGTTGTATTCACCGGCTACCACTACCCCACCCTTGCCGAGCTGCTGGCCGAGACGCAAGCCGCGCAGGACGATGCCGACGCACTGAACCTTGACCAGGATTACCGCCTGACTCTTTTGGAGCTGGGCGTGACCGATGATGAAACAACTGAAACCGCATGACCAGAAAGGAAGGAATACTATGGCACTTTATAACACCTGCAAGCGTATGATCGAGCGTGGCAAGACCGCCGGTATGGCAAAAAAGCTGGATATCTTCTATGCCGCCAACAAGCTGACTGATGAGCAATATGCCGAGCTGACCGAGCTGCTGACTGAAAAGACCAGCGCCTGACCGGGCCGGAAAAGGACGCACCAAGGAGGTGTTGCTTTATGATCGAGTTCCCCATCACGCTGACATCCGGCGGCAGCGTATGCCTGCCCGGACACGCCTCGGCGCTGGCGCTGGGCTACGCCAAAAACAAGAGCGTGTACCGCCTTGCCGTTACAGCCACCGGCGAGTGGGCAGGGCTGACCATCCGAGCTTTTTGGCACGTTCCGGGTGGCTCTGACCCGGCGTCCACGCTGGTGGTGGACGGCTATGTGGCCGTGCCCGCCAGCGTGACCGCCCAACCCGGCAATGGCTGCATCACCTTTGAGGGCTCAGATGGCACCCGCACCGTCACCAGTGCAGACCTGCGGTATCGTGTCAGTGCCAACAGCGGCACGGAGGACGGCACCATGCCGGAGCCTGGCACACCTGCCTGGCAAGAGCTGGTGGATGCCGTGCACACCGATGCCACCGCCGCAGAGCAGGCCAAGACCGATGCACAGACGGCAGCAGAGCAGGCCGGGGCATCTGCCAAAAAGGCCGGGCAGAGCGCCAAGCAGGCCGCTGACAGCTTGCAGAAGCTCAAGGACGGCATCGCAAACGGCGACTTCAAAGGCGAGAAAGGCGACCCCGGTCCCATCGGCCCGGTCGGCCCGCAGGGTGAGCAAGGCCCACAAGGCCCTAAAGGCGAGACCGGCCCTGCCGTAGCACTGGACACCACCCTCACCCACGAGGGCGAAGCCGCTGACGCAAAAGCCACAGGTGACGCGATCAGCGCAGTAAAGACCCGTCAGAACGTCCTTGTTAGCACTGAGACAGGCAATCCGCTCAGCGTTGACGATGCTTTCCCTGCGCCCCTGTGCGGCCTGACCGTGTACGGTCGGAGCACGCAGGACGGCACACCCATGCCGAATGCACCCGTGCCTATCGTGAGCGCTGGTGACGGCGGAAGTTTGACGGTGAAGGTGACGGGGAAGAATCTGCTAAACCCGTCGCTGTTCCAAAATAATAAATATCAGAATTTCAATGCCGAAACCGGTTATTATGAGATAGATAGTTCAAATGATTATTGGATAACGGGCATTCAACCGTGCTTACCGAGTACAACCTACCACTTTAATGTATACACAGAAGGCGGTTGTTTTTATGATGAAAAAAAGAATGTAATCGGTATTGCCGGATTTGAGTTTACAGTTAAAACGCCAGCGAAATGCGCGTATTACTGTGTCAATTTTTCATCAGTGAGATTGCCCTACGGCTCGCCAGTCATTGCAACAGTGAGTGAACCTGCCACCTACTCCCCCTACCGTGAACAGCTCCTCACCCTGCCCACACCCACCGGCCTACCCGGCATCCCTGTCACCTCCGGCGGCAACTACACTGACAGCACAGGACAGCAGTGGGTATGCGACGAGGTGGACTTGGAAAGAGGGGTGAAGGTGCAGAGGGTGAACGCTGTAGACTTGTCAACCTGTGTAATTACAGGTTCCACTAACCTTGCGGCAACAAAACGACTTGCGATTCTGTTGCCACTCAAAGGTAAAGATTATACAGTAAAAGCCCTATGCAATAGATTGCCATATTTCGTTTCGTTTACTAGCGATGCCATTCACTTTTATGTAGACATAACCAATGCTCAGGTTTTTATTCCCATTGGCGCTAAAAACCCGGAAGAAGGAGAATACATTTTATTCTACGTTCTCGACGCTCCCATCGAAACTCCGCTCACCCCTGCTGAAATTGCCGCCTACAAAGCGCTGATTGCCTACGCACCCGACACCGTGGTTCAAGCGAGCGACGGCGCAGGCATCCAGCTGGGGTATCAGAGGGACGTGAACATCGCCATCAAACGCATTGAGGACGCAGTAGCGTCCATGACAACAACATAAGGAGGACTGACTATGGCTGTCAAATCCAAAGCCAGGCACGACCTGACGTTACGCTCCATTAAGCGGGAAATCGCCGCAGGGCGCGATGTTGCGTTCTGGCTGGATAAAGCATACATGCACTACGACAACGGACTGTTTACCGCAGATGACCTCACAGAGGTGGAGACGCTGGCGCAGGCGTACTATGACGCGCTGGACGCTGAGGACAAGGCGAACGCTGAGGAAAATATAAAAATCGGGGTCTGACCCCGTGAAAGGACGTGATACATATGTCAATCAAACAGTACAGCCTGAAAGCAGACGGCAGCCGCCGCCTGGCCCCCAGCTCTGCGGTCCGCCCGCTGCGGACGAAGGAGCAGAGGTTCCGGCATCTGCACTGCAGCCCGCCAGAGCCAGGACCATCCACACCGCCAGCATCGCCGCAGCCCATCGTCTGCCTCGCTTCATGGTGATTCCCTCCTTCTTTTTATTTCATCCAAGGTCTTCCATTCTGCTATTCATATAGACGACATCCGGTCAAAAAGGTTCCGCGGATTGACCGCTTTCCCCCGT